TACAAGTTATCTTCGATAGCTTCTTCTGTGATTGCAAACGCTAAAGCGATTGTTTCATTTGTGTAACGTGCTGTGAAAGTTTCTTGTGCATCGTCAAACTGAACGCCTTGGCCTTCAGGTTTAACCGCTGCATTAGCAAAACCACTTAACATTACTTCTTCTTCGAAAGCTCTGTCTGATGATTCTGTGTCAAAAATTTCACTATGCTCGTTAGCATACTGTTTATATTCAAGTCCGAATAAAGCATTCAAACCTGGTTCTAGTTCTTTAACTAGTTGTGCTCTTGATATAGCCATAGTTGTTTATCTCCTTATTAAGATTATGAGTATAAACCAGCGCCACCGGCGATCGCAACAACAACATTTCCACCTGCAACAGTGAAGTCTTTGTTTTCTGGATCATTGCCGTAAGCAACTAATTTAAACATTGCCGTTGCACCAGCTGAACCGATATCTAAAGTAGTAATTGATTGACCACTTTTGTTATCAGTTGCAGTGTAGTTATTTACGTTGAAGTTGTTTGCTCCACCCATTAGGGTTTGTGCAACAGCTGCATCCGCTTTCACTTCATATTGCTGAAACGGGTTGTTGATTACAAACGCTTCAATTTCATTTGAACCGTTATTGTAGTTTACTGATGTAGTTTGACCTGCAACAATGTTATTGCTGAAAGTTGGTTTGCCTGAAGCATCAATAAAGAATGCTCCATTGAACACACCTGTTAATAATGCGTCTGCATTATTAGCCCAAGCTGTTCCGCCGGCTCCACCATCATCTGTTAATGTAAACGATGCATCTTGTTGGAAACCCTGATTGCCTGCATCTTGTGTAGACATAGGATCTCCTTTATTAGTTGCAACGCCTGGTGCTGTTTGGATTCTATACTCAGCTTGACCAGATGTAGCTGGAGTTTGTCCAACTGTATTGATCGCTCTAAGTCCAAATCCTACTGTACTTGCATTTGCCATAGTTTTTGTTCCTTTGTTGTGTACCTGTCTCGAAAGACTTCCAGTACGGATTTATTTTATTCTGTTGGACTTAGAAATTACTAAATAATTATTTCTTAGTACCACCAAAAGTTACACGAGTTTGCCTTTCATTATCGATTGGCATACTTGGGTGCTGTTCCTTCATAAGATCGTTGTTCACAGCGTCATCTTTATCTTTAGTCAGCTGATCGTAATAAGCTTCAATTTGCTTTGCGATCTCTTCTGGTATCCTTGCCAGCAAAAGTCCTCCTACTCCAATAACTCCTGCGAATTTACCTTCAGTCATTTCAGGGTAATCTCCTTCTGGATATTCTTCAGCTCTAACTAATTCATATCCTTCTCTTAGAGATGCTGCTATGTTTTTCGTATCATTGTATCCCATAGTTTCAGCTCTTATCCATCTATGTCTATAACCGTTTGGCGCAGTCGGTGCATCGAGTGATGAGGGTGGAGACCAAACTTTTTTTTGAGATTTTTTTTCTCTTGTTTGGTTCGCACGAGAAGTTTTTATTTTATCGTTTTCCATATGCTTATATTCCTTCCGTGATGTTATTTACTTGTTTCGCATAGTCTTCTAATGGCACACCTAATCTTTTAGCAATTGCTACCTGTGAAGGTGTGAGCTTAACAGTTTTTTTGCGTCCTGTTGAGGCTGAACGTCTAGCCGAAGCTACATTTTGAGCAGGTTTTGCTCTTTCTGTAGTATTGTTTCCAATTGTATCAAACTTGTGGGGAAATTCAACCCTTATTCTTTTATCAACTTCCACATAGTATTCGTCAGATTTAGGATCATATCCTTCTTCTTCTACTAACTTTTTATGTATATCAAAAGCCGTGTAAGTCATAGCAGAATCATTACCAAACCAACTATTATTAGATGCCCAATCTTCTGCTCTAGGGTCTGTAATAGGTGATCTTGTATTATCTCTTTGAGGAGTAATATTTACTTCTCTTGGTTTAGGAGTTTCAACTTCTTGTTCTGCTACTTTCATACTATTTAATCTTGCAGAATCCATAGTTAAAGATGCAATTTGCTCTTGTGCTTTAACTTGACCTTCAACATCTTGAGCTTCAATAGAAGTTTTAAGAGCTTGTTTAGCAGCTACTAAATTACTTTTTACTCTGCTTTCAAATTCAGATACATAAGTTTTATCTAATTTAGATAATCTTGCTTCTGTTTCTTGTTTTTGTCTATTAACAGTTTCAGCAAAAACTATAGCTTCTTCTTTTTGTCTTTCAGCTTCTCTCATTTTACGAGTTAATTTAGCAATACGTTTTTGAACGCCATCACTATACTCTTTTAACTCATCTTTTTTTTGCTCTGGATTTTTTTCTTCAAGTTTTACTTCTCTTTCATTTTCAAAAGATTTGTCTTCAGGTACTTGTTCAACTTCTATTTTTTCTTCGACAATAGGTTCAACTTTTTCTGGTTCTCCTTTTTCGTCTAAATCAATATCGGCTCCAACTGTTTCACCAACATCAATTAAATCATTTTCTCTTTCGTCTGGCATAGTTTCCTTCCTATGTTAAATTAAATGAAGAATAGATTCAGGATCTTTAATAGTTCCTAAAACTTCATCATCGTTAAGTATTCTCACTTCTCCACCTTCTATTGGTAGACGTGATCCAGCATATCTTGCAAAAATCACCCACTCTCCTTTTTTACACCAAGGCTCTCCAAATTTATCTTTATCCTTGTATGCTAAATCTCCCATCTTTAAAACATAACCGCAAGTAGTTGCAATTCGTGCTTTGTCTAAAGATTCTTGGGAAAATAATATTCCACCTTTAGTTTTTTCTCTAGGGGTAAAAGGTAAAACTAAAATTCTATAACCACTTGGCTCTGGAAGTTCTTCTACTGTTTCAGTTCCAATATTGTCTGGATGCAAAGGTTCTGTTGTTGAACCTACATTAAGTTCTTTTTTTTCTTCTTCGTATTTTTCTTGAAGACCTAGTTTAATTTTTGGTATTTCCTTGGCCGATGTCGATAACGTTTCCTTGCTCATCTTTTTGCTCCTTAGGTTTTAGCAGGTTAGAGATATCCTGTAATGTTAGTTGTATTGCATGTCCTTGTCCTACTAGATATCGGTATTTTTCCATACTGTCAACCCCTCCTGTAAGAAGAGCATCTCCTATATCTTGTAGTCTTTGGTTTAGTTCTTTTTGTATTTTACTTATTAGTAATATATCGTCCATCTTCTCTCCTTATAGTTTAAATTGTTGTAATACTAGTAACTTTTCTTCAGCATTTGCAATCTTTTCTATTTGTTTATCTACTTCTTCTATGTGTTGTGGATGTTCTCCAATACCTACAGAATTTTCTAAGTAAATCTTAAGTGTGGCATCTGCTTCAGATATCTGTGCATTATATCTATCTTCTAACGCCGTTAATATTGCTTCTCTCATATTATTTTTTTTAAAACTTTAGCTTGACTTGCATGTAGTTTAGAAGCTTTCTTTAAACCCTTAATTACTTTTTTAACCTTTTTAACTTTTTGTTTTTTCATTTCTTAGCCACCTTATCTTTGTTAGGACCTTTTTTAATTATATAGTCTTGAGTTCCATTAGCACCTGAATTAACTTCTTTTTTTAAATGTCTAAATAAACTCATCTCTTTGATTTTTTTATAGTTGCTTTTTAAAAAAGTTTCAAGAACTTTTGAATCTCTCATTAACAGTTCCATTTTTTAAGAGACTTAGATAGTCTATCTTTGCCTGTGTTATTACTGGGTTTTTGTCTTTTTCTCATGCCTGTCATTCTAGCACAAAAAGAAGTTCTACGTTTAGCCGCTTTAGAACCTGATTTTAATTTTGATGGTTTTGTTGTAACTGCTGTTTTTAATTTGGAACCAGGGTTTGCTGCTCTGTAGGAAGCCACACCTTTAGCATTAAGTCCACCTGATTTAGACTTACCTTCTTTTCGTGTCCATGCGGCACTAGCCATGTATTGCACCACATAACTTACATCTCAATGGTTGATGTTTTCTTAACATATCCTCAGGACATGAACATCTTTTACCAAAGATTTTATCGACAAGTTTATTGTATAATTTTTTTAGTTTTTTCATTATGCTTTAGCTTTATTTTTTTTACTGTTTGGAAATCCAGCTTTCATATTTTTATATGATTTAGATGAAATTGTAGAATCTGCTTTACTTCTAGAAGTCCCAGCTTTTTTACGAGCGTTGATGTTAGCCCAAAGACCATTTTTAGCTGCAACTCTTCCACCACCTTTTAAAAAACCCATTTTATTTCTAACACCTGTAGGTAATTTTCCTAAAGATTTTTTCTTTTCACTTGGTACTGGTTTTAATTTTTTAATCATTATTTTTTAAATCCTTTTAGTGTTTGAGCAAATCTTGCTCTTTGTCCCATTTTACCTGGTTTCTTTGCCGCCGCACTTAAAGTCTTAGCAGGGATAGTGTTTCCTTTTTTAATACCTAAAGAAGCCCTTAAAGAACCTGGTTTTTTAATTGCTTTTTTAATGTTTAACACTAACAGATATAAGTTTTTTGTTTTCTACCCGCCATGACTTTACCTTGGCCTCTAGTAGTTACATTAACCATTCCACCATTTTTAAGTGAATTAACAATTCTTTTTTTTTCGGCTGAAAGGTTTTTTTTACCTTTTTTACTATATGCTTTTTCAGAATCAACTCTTCCAAGTTCTTCTAATCTATTCATTCTAGATGAATTCATTATTTAGCTCCTCTAGATTCGTCTCTTCTAGATTTGTAACTTTGTGATTTAGTAGATTCTTTTCCTCTTCTTGCTCCTAGAGATTCATCTAGTCTATCATTAGCACCTTGTTTTTTTGAACTTCCATATGGAAATCTAACATTTGATCTTACGCCATTTTGTCTCATAATATTTTCTCCTAAGTTATTTTTGTTTTATCAGATGTGTTGCCTTAAGTCCATAGACAGATGCAATTACACCAACAAAAATTGTTTGGTACCATATTGGTAAATTTCCAAAGTGCATAAAGAATAACTCCATTTTTTCCATATGTACAGGATTATCAGACCAAACACTCCAACCCAACATTACGATTGGCACCGAAAGTAAAATCAAAATAAATTCGTCTTTCCAATCTGAATTTCTAGATTCTAAGAGTTTGCCTGAATATTCTAATTCACCAGTAGCCATACGTTGTGCAGTTTTAGCTGCAGCGTCTGCCATCATCATTTTTGTTTCCTGTTTTTTTTTGTAAACGTGACTTCCTGCGGAAACGGCTAATTTAATTGCCGATAACCACATGGATTAGTACCATTTAGCTGTAACAGGTTTTTTGTCGGCTCTCATAGCTCTAGTTCCCTTAACAACAACAGTTTGTGTTTCTTGTGGGTTAGTAGCTTCGATAGTAACGCCGCCTGTTTGGTATCCGTCTTTTCCAACACCTAATTCTTTAGTAATTTTTGATGCTTTAACGTATCCAGAACCTCTTTGCCAATCTTTGTCCATAATTTTCTCCTTAATGATTTATTATAGTTAATTTTTATTAAAATTTCTACCAAAATCGTTTCTCTTACTTTGATCTGCCATTCTTTGTCTGTTTAAAGAGTTTTCATTTGATAACATTGTCTTTGTTAGCGAAGTTTCAGCTCTTAATTCTGCTAAATCTTCGTTTTGTTCCATTTTTTCTTCTGTGTTTTGTTGGTTCATCATAGCTTTCATAGTATCTAAGCTAATTCTACCTTCATCAAACTCTTTTCTTGCTTGATTTTGTCTTGCTTTTAAATCTAACTCTCTAGATTTAAGTTTAAGTAGGGGATCACCACCAAATTCAGTTAACATTTTTTGTTCTTCGTCCATATAATCTTTAGTCATCTCTGCAATCAACACAGCTTTTCTACCATTCATCATGTTAGTTAATTGTTGTGCTTCTTGAATCAATTGTTGGTTATTAGGATTTTGTTGTAACATTTGTTGCATCTGTTGAGCTTTAATTAGTTCTTCTTTAAACTCTAATTGAATTTGTTCTTGTCCCATTAAAGAAATTCTTTCCAATATATTTTTTTGTAAAGCACCCATCACTGGAGGATTGTTTTGTACTGTATTTGATTTCATAAAATTTAAATGAGAATCAATATGTGCTTTGTGATCTTGTCCTGGAAACGCTTGAAAAGGTTTCATGCTCATTGCTGCAATCTCTTCCATACTTGGATCAATTGGTTGTGGTTGAAGAGGTGCGGGTAAAATTGCATTTATGTTTTTTACACCTATGGCTTGGTACATACTTCTATACGCTTGATACAAATCATGAATTTGAGGATTAGATTGTGCCAATTGTAATTGAGTTTGTGCCATGCCAATTCTTTGTGTTTGAGAAAATATATTAGGATCGGCGATTGGTAGAATATCTATTCTATCATCAAAATCTTGAACTTTAATATTTCTTGTAGCACCGGGAACATCGTAAGGATATTCAGGTGGTAAATAAGTTTTAAATACGTTTGCTAATAATTTAAACTCTTGTTTAAGACCTACGTATAATCTTTTATGGATCGCTGACATTACTCTCGATCCACGTTCCAATAACGCCACTGTAGTACCCACGGCTGCTTGTTGATTCATGTCGCCAACTTGTGCATCTGCGATACTAGCGAATCGTTGACCCGCTGAAACTACAACTCCCATTAATTGAAGTAGAGTTTGGTCTGGTCCTTTAAAAGGTAATGGCATAAACTGATCTTTGATATTGCCTCCCGGAGCGTCGACATCTCTGAACTCACCAGGTTGTAAGGGTTGTGCGTCGTCTCTAATTCTAATACCACGAGATTTAAATCCAGCAGGTAAATTAGCTAAAGTTCCAGCATCTAATAATTGTCTTAGAGCAGCCGTTGCTGTTCTAGTTAAACCACCAATCATATGAATTAAACCAAAACCATAAAAACCTGTTCCTGGTAAAAATTTAAATTGTACAAAGTAGTTTATTTTTTTCATCATTTTATCATTTTCGTTATAATTTCTTCTAATAGATAAAATTTTATTATTGGATTCCGCAATTGTTACAATATAGGGTAGTTTAATTCCTGTTGGTTCTCCTTCTGGAGACATGTCTTCATATCCTTCTATATCTAAATCAACATGCATTTCTAAAAGAGTATACTGATCTTCTTGACCATCTTTAGAAATTCCTTCTAGTTCTAATTTTTTGTCTTCTAATTGATTTTCAGTAACAGGTGGAGTACCTAATTCTATATCTCTATAGAATCCTGCTACTTGTTGTTTTCTTAATTCGTTTTCTGAAATCTTAATTACATGAACAATAGCTTCTGCATCATCTAAAGAGTTTGCAGAGTAAGGTACAATTAAATCATCCGCAGGTACAAATTTACTTACAGCTCTACCTAAAAGATCATCATAATAAACTTTCTTAAAGGTAGAACCTGACAGGGGAAGATAGAAAAGCATTTGATCAAACTCAGGTTCGTATTCTTTCATTTGATCCATAATTTGGTAATTCATAAAGTCTTTAACTCTATGAGATTGGTCTTGTTTTTCTGGAGTAATTTTTCCTAATATTTGTGTTCTAACAGGACCATCTGCTGGTAGTAATTCTTTGTAAGCTTGTGCTTGAAACTGAGTTACGGCTTCTGCAAGAACTGGGTGATTAACTCCACTAGCTCCTCTAAAAGGTTCAGTACGTCTTTCATATTTAAATCCTAAAAGACCTAAACCTTCTCTATAAGATTGTTCCCAATCTCCACGAGATTCTTTGTAATCAGTATATTTGTCATAAAGATTAGATCCTAAAGGATCTAAAACACCATCATCTAAATACTCTGCTAAATTTGAAAAATGATCTTCTCCTTCTTCTGGAGGAGTTGTTGGATCAAAAGAAACTTCTGCTCCACCCTCGTCGTCCATCATTACTTCAATATCTTCAGATGTCTCTACAACATCTTCAGTTGGAGTTTCAATTTCGACTACTTCCTTTTCTACAAATTCTTCATCGCTTACCGATTGATTCGGTAAAGCATCATCTATCTCTGCCATATTATCCTTTTAACTTAAACATTGTTGCAAGTCCACCTTTTTTAAATCCTACTCTTCCACCATCTGCCCATCCCCAACCGCCATCAGTTCTACCTGATTTAGTTGAGCCTGCAGATGTTGCTTGTCTTGATCCACCACCCATATTTCCTGCAGCTCCTCCTGAATTTACATTACCACCTGTACGATCGTTTTGAGCGGCGTTACCTGCTTTGTTCATTGCAGTAATACTTACTTGTTCCCTTAATCCTCTAGCGTTTGCTTCGGCTTGTCTTTGTTGTTCAACTTCAGCTTCTCTTTTTCTTTCAGCTTCTCTTTTTCTTTCAGCTTCTCTTTTTCTTTCAGCTTCTTTAATTTGTTTATCTAATTTATTTTTAACATCAAGTTGTTTTTGTCTAAATAAATATTTACTTCTT